TTGTATCTACCAATAAATTTTCGACCTACAAATGTATCATAATTTGGGTCATCACTTGGTTGATCTACGGTCGCAAGTAAAAATCCCAAGATATAAGAATATTCTCTAACATCAGGAATGTTAGGATCATTTTCAACATATTTACCAAAAAACGGACCTTTCGGTAACCCTTTTAATGAATCCATTATATCATCTTTATAATTCCTTTCCGTGTCAACATATGTTAATACAGTATTTCCATATACATCTCTAAAATCATAACCTTGTATCGCCCCTATAAAATTCCAAATAGGCTGTAACGTAGTTGTCATATCACGTTCGTCATACAGTTGCGGACCGTTATAAAAAGGTTTCATCATTCTATTTAACTCATGAAGAGCATTAACTCTTTTGTCTACGTTAAATGGATTAAATCTTAACATTTATATAATATAAAATTATATAATTTTATCATATCATTTACAATTTTTTATTCAAAGTGATCTAAGTAACACTCTCTGCAACAAAATGATTGTAAACAACCAGTACATTTTTTACAATATACTGTATAATCTCCACATTGTGTACACTCTTCAGCTTTTTGAACACAATATAGATTTTTATAACGTTTGAGTAATGCTAATTTTTTAATAATTGATTTTTTCTGGAATTCAGCTTCCTCTTCCTCGTCGATAAATTTCTCGTCTATTACTTTTAAAAGACATTCAATATATATAATCGCAAAATTATAGTGTAACGTTGGGATAAATTTACGATAACGATCTTTTAATCTATCAAAAATTGCAACAATCATTGGAAAATATTTTACTTCATCAATGTTTCTGACAAGATATAATAAGTGATTCGTACGAGCATTGTAATTTATAAATTCTAAAAAATCGTCGTGATGATAGATTTCCATATTTACCATTTCTATCTTTTTTATTTTGTTTTTTCAATTTTAAATATACATTGTTTAGTCAAATGATATCATTTCTATGTATTTTAAAAATGTTGAACGATCATGTAAGACAGATATAATATTATGGGCAACATCAGGTTCACATTGTTGAAAAGATGTTACATCTCTAATTAAATGTTCTAAAAGTTGTCCGAATCTTTCAGTCACATTTTCATTTTCAGGCTTTTTTATATCATATACAGTAAATAAATAATATACCTTTTCTGGGAATGAAAAATCACATTCAGGATTTTTACATTTAGTTATATAAATCCATGAAATTTCATTCGTGATTACCTTTAATCTATCGACAAACACTCTTCTACTAATAGAATTATTCGAAACCTGAGACAAACGTTTATATTTTTCATTTACAAAAGAACCGTCTGGATATAACGAACATTCTTCTTTTACAAACTCAATAAAACAATCACCATTCCCAGCCGTTACATCAAAAAGAATATTTGGTAACATTTCTTCTTTTCCAAAAATATCGAGTAATGTATCATATAAAGGAGCTAGATCTCTTCCTGTAAAATCCTGTACAATTAATTTAGAATTGATAGATAAACATTTTTCTACAAGTCTAGTCATAAAATGAATATCATTATAATCATAATTTTCATGAAAAGCAAACACGGTTGTTTGTTCATATTCTAGTTTACGGAAAATGGGTTGATTTGTAGATTGATCAACTACCATTTGTGTTTGATAAAGTGGCAATGGAATTTTTAAATCATCTTCCAAATAATGATCAAATAAAATGATGGCACATCCCTTGCTTTGTCGCATTTTACCTATAAATATCGGATATTGTTGGTTATTTTCACGTGTAAGAAGTCGAGTATAACCAGTTTGGTTGGATGAAAGTGACGGATCGGATACATAATATTTCATCGAGCTTCCAATTGCCATATATACAATTGAATTAGCTGAAATCGAATTAATAATGTTTGAAAGATGAACTTTGTATATCATAATTTAGTTTATTTTTTTGATTTATAAATATAATTTCAATTTTAAATAAATGAATATTCCGACAATTTATTATATTAATTTAGATCACAGAGAAGATCGGCGACATCATATTATAAATCAACTAGAAAGTGTAAACTATCCCAAAGATAAAATAATACGTATATCTGCTATACAAACAGATTTTGGTGGGTTAGGTTGCGCACGATCTCATGTCAAAACGATTGAAAAGTTTTTAGAAACAGGAGAAGAAAGATGTATTGTTTTAGAAGATGATTTTACATTTTACCAAAATAATAGTTTTTATAGACTATTGAATAATTTACCTGAAAACTGGGATATCGTCATGTTATCATCAAACACGATTAGCGACTCTCATTTTTCGGATAATTTTAAAAAATGTATTAGTTCACAAACGGCATCCGGATATATGGTTTCTAAAAAATTTGCACCAACATTATTACAAAATTTTAAAGAAAGTGAATCAAACTTATCTGCTGGACATAATTATGAAATATATGCAGTTGATCAATATTGGAAAAAATTACAACCCGATTCGAATTGGTTTATATGTAATCCTAAAGTTGGTTATCAGATGGAATCCTATTCAGATATATCAAAATTTGTTGTAAATCATGGAGTATAATTTTTATTTCAAACGATTCGCGTGTATAGGATTACTTTTTGTATTTGAATGACTTGCTGATGTTACACCTTCTGGTCCGCATTCACATGTTTCACCAATTATTTCTGTATCATATTTATATCTAATAACAGACCAAATCGATTGATCATGTCGATTTTCCCTAAATGTTACGTCATTAGGAATAATACTACATTCATCATTAAGTAAATGATAATTACAGCACGTGTTATACCATTCTTCCACTATTCTTAGATTTTTGTCTGATTTTTTTATAAAAAATATACCTCCAACCAATTGACCATACTCTTTTTGTTTTTCTTCCGCATCTAATGCATTGAAAATATCCATTTTTGTCCACGATTTTTGCCTATAACTCATTCTAAATGATAAAATTCCAGACTTACTTCTTTCTAACGTTTTTATATATTCTAGAAATCTATTCATACCAGAATGTAGTAAACTACATCCAGCATCCATATAAAATAATATTTCATTTTCTTTCATATTTTTTAATGTATGTAAGGTTAAATACGACTTCCATATCCAATATCCATATCCTCTATTATTTTGTGTAATAAATTGTTGATGTTTATCCCAAAAATCTTTCATTTCCATTAAATCTGTATCTTTATAAAAAATAGTTGTCTTGAAAGGAAAGGTTAACACTTCTTTTTTTAAACGTTCTAATGAAGAATAATATAAAGAATTCCCAAAAGTTATAAAAGTAATGTTTTCCATTTTTTATTATTTTATAATTCTTAAATACTAAATATAGTTTTGGGGTACGGCCTTTTTTAAAAGGCTGTGTAAAGATGATATGATTAACGAAATCATCGCATACAGAGAAGATGACATTTCTACAGTAGAATATACAGAAATGAGTACTAGTCGTCTGAAACTAATTGCAAAAGATCGAGGACTTTTAGAATATAATAATCTCAAAAAAGACGAATTAGTAGAAGCATTAAAATTAAAAGATGTAAAAGATCAAGAAGAAAATGATAAAAAAGATCGTATTATGTTAGGCGGGATTGAAATCATTTCACGAGAAGGAGATGGTTATATTAATGCAACTCAATTATGTAAAGCCGGTGGAAAAGAATATTCAAATTGGTTTAAAAATAGTAAAACAAATGAGTTTTTAGAAGAGTTAGAGGGGTCCCTTCTAATTAGAAGGGACCTTTTAATCCAGATTAACATAGAAGGAAATAATGAAAATAGATGCACATGGGTACATCCTCGTGTTGCAATTCATATTGCTCAATGGGTTTCTCCTAAATTTGCCGTAATTGTTACTGGTTGGATTCAAACTCTTTTATCTACCGGTAATGTTTCAATTGAACGTCCCATAAAAGCATTTACGACTCTTACCCAAATGGACGTTGAAGCCGAAGAATTAGAATCAACTGTAAAAATGGAAGAACACACGGCCGATTCCGTTCTTTATATTTCTTATATTGGAAGAGGAATGGTAAAAGTTGGATATTCGGACGGTCGTTTGGTTCAACGTAATAAAAAGCATATGTCAACCGAATCAATGTATTCACAATGGAGAATTGTTCACTTGGTTAATGTTTCAGGAAGACCTATTGAAAAAATCCTACATGAATTCTTATTTCCTTATCAAACAGACTTTAACAAACAGAAAGAAATTTATAAACCCCTAAAATCCATCACGAGTTTCATCAATATGGTATCGAGATTTGTAGAAGATAACGATTTACCTATGAAAATTCGTCGACTTGAAAGTGAAGTGCAACGATTAAAATTAGAAAACATGGAACTTCGATTGCATCTAAAGGATGAAAAATAGGTCCCTTCGTTTTTGCGCTACTAATTTACAAATTATTTAATTTGTAAAAATGTTATATTATTATTTATATTTTCTCCGTTTGGTGTTCTAGAGTCTTTTTAATTTTTTCTATTTTACATCCTTTACAATGTTTATCTCTCTTAATATCACTTAATACTGCTTCATATGGTTGGCCGCATTTACATATTAATTTTAATTTTTGTTTATTATTTTTATATTCTTCCGATTTTGTTACTAAAGTCATTTGATGTTCTTTTACAATTTTTTCTATTATGCTAAAGTTCAAACGATTGCAATCATTTTGACAGGACAGACAAACACCTGGATAATTTTGCTTTTGTATATTACATACGAATGTATGATTCTCTTTTTCACATGTATTACATATATAAATAACCTTACGTGTTGAAAAATCTACATTTTTGACAATGTGTCCTGTTTGTTCCTTTATTTTTTGAATAAAATCAGTCGTTTGTAATTTTAATTCGCGTTGTTTTTTACAATTTATACAAAAATCTTCTAATGTTACTTTAGATTTTTTATTTGTATAACTTGATGATGTTAATCCGTTAATATGATTACATTCATTACATTTAAATTCAATTTTTTTTGTATCGTTAAATTCTTTTTCTAAAGTAATAATAGAAAAAGATGTTTCTAAAAATTCTTTAATATTTTTATATTTTGACATTATTTAATCATAAAATATAATTATGTAATAATTTCAATTTTATGATTAATAATATAATTCAATAATTTCAATTAGTTTTTCAGGTACATTTTCTTTCCAATATTTAATTAAATCTATTAAAGATGATATACGTAAATTCCATTCTTCTTTATTTTTAATAAAAGATATTCCAGTTTTACTATTAATTTTCCAACAAGATGGACTTGTATCATTAGCATCAGGATTAAATCTTAAAAACACAATAGGACGATGGTAAACATCTATAGATAATAACATAATACGTTTATTTTCACAAGAACAATCATATGAATTATGTTTATTTTCATCTATTTCTACTATTATTATATGTGATCCCATATCTAACAAACAATCAGGTCTTTTTTTAGAACAACCATCTTTTATAACACGATCAAATTTCCACTCATTGTCTTTAAAATTTTCTTTTATTTTTTCTATAACAGCACTTTCTTTAGTCTTGAAATTACGACTAATTTTTTGTTCTGGAAATAAATTTACATAACAATACATACAATACCCATCACATTTATTATTTTTTCGTGTTTCACACAAATCTAATTTACATAAAGCAGCTCCTCCACACTCTTTACAGTAACGCTTTTTTTTATCGTGTTTACAAAAAGCAGACCCTCCGCAATCTTTACAAGAAGAACGTTGAATACCATGTTCACAAAAAGCTGAACCACCGCAATCTTTACATTTTGGGCGTTGTTTACCATGCTTACAAAAAGCAGAACCTTTGCATTCTTTACATGTTGGTTTATATTTATCATGTTCGCAAATTTGAGAACCTTTACATTCTTTACATTGTTTTTTAAATTTATTGTGTTCACAAATTTTTGTACCTTTACAATTTCCTTTACATTCTTTGCATTGTTTTTTAAATTTATTATGTTCACATATTTCGGCACCTCCGCATTCTTTACAATAACGTTTATTTTTATTATGTTCACATATTTGTGAACCTTTACAATCTACACATGTGTGTTTTTGTTTATTATGTGGACATATACCAGATCCACCACATTCTTTGCAATAATATTTTTTTTTATTATGTGGACAAGACATTTTAATTTTTTGATTATTTTTATAAAAATAATCAAATTTATATTGAAAAAATTTTGACCTGTAAAACCCTTTACAAAACAGGGAACCCCAAGGCACCTCCGCTAATACGGATGATGTTATTGTTAACACAAGTAGTGATGAAATCGTACTTGACGGCACTTGCTACAACTGTCTGGCTAACGGTAGGTGTTGAGGTGTTAGCGTTGACATACCAAGAGTTGTTCATAGCAGCCGATGAGAAGGGGACAATTGAAACGTTGGTTAATTTTCCATAATTGGTGCTTCCCATCGGATCAATGTTGGCATAATCTAATGAGTAAGAATAACTGTGGTAACCGGTTTCGAGAGGAATAACGGGTGAGTGGTACCAAGGGTTGACAAGTGAGAAGTAGTCGGATCCCATGTTTTGAAGACGTTGGGTGTTTTCATAGATGAGAGAAGTGTTGTCAACGGGGTCAGAGCCAGCAGTGAAATCAACAACACCAAAGAGAGCGTTACCAGCAGAAGCAGCAATGTTACCAGATTGGTGAGGACCAAGAGGAACTTGGGCATCAGTGGTGTAGTTAGACCAAGCGGAATAGTTGGCCTTGTTACGGGCAGCCCAGAATAAGACCTTGACAGCATGGGAGAAACGAATGTCGAATTGAGGAGTGATTTGAGATCCAGAAACACCCATGACACCTGATCCATTAACAGTGCCGTTTGCATTGTATGATTGAAGAGGAGCAGTTTGAACTTGTTCAATGAGAATGTCACGAGGAGCACAAGCCATCTTCTTACGTTCTTCGTTGGAGACAATGGCGTAGTTAGCCCATACTTGGCAGTTGTTGCTGATATCGGGGGCATTAGTTCCAGATGCAAGATCGCTTTGCGCGGCAGGGACAGACACCCAAGCACCAGGAGCGGGGGCAAAAGCTGTAGCAGCGTTGGATGTGAATGCTGGGGGTAAAATTAGACCAGCAGCTGGAGCTGCAGTTGGGCACCAAACGTCCTTGATAAGCAAATCAGTCCAGTTACGGAAAGAAAAGTTAATACGCATTTCATTGTAAGGTAAAGCAGCGGTGGGGAGAGCAATGCCAGAATCACGAGTAAAGAAGAAGGGAAGAGGAAGGTTGAGAACTTGAGAAGGAAGAACTTGAGCAGAAAGGGTAGGTGCGCTTCCGACCGTACCAATTTGAGGGCCACCGCAACCAACCAAGATCAAGGGGTTAGAGGCAACAGGGTTGATAAGTTGGTTAACGTTACCAATCATGACATTGTAACCATTGCGCTTGCCAGCAGGGACAGTGAAGGCCGACCAGAAATCGAGGTGAAAGTTATCGAAACGAGCAGCAACCAAATCGTTGAACGTAATACTGCATTCTTGGATCAAGTTGTGCATCAAGTTACGAGTCCAACGCAAGACACTAGCGGTTGTGGTGGATTGGGAAATGTTAGTAGGGTTAACAACTGCAGCAGTAACTTGAGGAAGGACAACACGGAGCCAAGTGTGGAGGAGATAATCACCAGCACGAGAAATGGAGACGGACCATTGTTGGCCAAAGCCTGCAGAGCCTGAAGAACGGCTGAGGACAACGGGTACTTGGGTAAACCAGGTTGATTTGCGAACTTCACGAACGAAGTAGGCAATTGATTCGGCGCCGCCGTATGTGTATTTTTCTTGTTCGTCATAGGTGGCGAGATCGATGAAGCCGGATGTCAAGTTGGATGTAGCGATAGACATTTGTTTTATTATAGAGGAGAAAATTTTTTTAAATTATAATTTACTTTTTTAATTATCAGACTTAAAGAAAACAAATTTTAAGATTGGTTTTTAAAATTTGTTATAGCGGAATTCCGGTATCGGTGATTTTTTAAGCTATATCAACCTTTAAAATTGTGAAAGTCGGAATTTGGGGTATCGGTGATGACCACTTCGATGACTACTCGTGTAAACCACGTCGAAGTTCCTTTTATAAAATTGAAGTTTAAAGAATTAAATTATAATAAAAACAAAAACCTAAAATGACAACATCCACTTCTTTTGAAAAAATCGGAGACATTTTTAAATGCGAATTGACCTTATCAAACAATGAAAAATTTATTATTCCAATGCGAGAAGATGGTTATATTTTTGCAACAGGCTTGTGTAAAGTTTCTGGTAAAAGATTAAATAATTATATTAGAATGAATGAAACAAAAGAACTTATTAAAAAGATTAGTTCCGAAACTCTTTTTAGCGCATCGGCTCTAATAGAGATATATAAAGGGGGTAATAATAAATATTCTCAAGGTACATGGGTTCATCCAGATTTAGGCATGCATCTTGCTCAATGGTGCAATCCTTCATTTGCTTCTCAAGTTTCAAAATGGATCAGAGAATTATTAATAGTAGGAAAGGTTGAAATTGGTAAAGAAAAATCTATTGAAGAAATGAAAGAATTATATGAACAAAAAATAAAAGAAATGACAGAAAACTTTGAAAAAGAAAAAATAAAAATTATAATGACAGAAGGTGAAAAAAATCTAATACTTTCAAGAAAATATGAACGTGTAATGATCAATCACCAAACATTTTTACGTAAAAAAGAATTATATCGATTAAAACGAGGTGGATGTGTTTATTTAGTAATAATGACAGAAGAAGACAAAGATACAAAAACAAAAGTTGGACTATCTCGAGATATTACAGATCGTGTTTCTGGATATCGTACATCTAATCCATTTTGTAAATTATTATTTGTAATGTACACTGAAGATTATACATTAATGGAAACTAGTATAAAGAGAAAATTTCAAGATGAATTATACCCAAACAACAGGGAATTTATTACAGGTGTTACAACTGAAAAATTAATTGATTCCATCAAAAACATAGCTGATATGTTATCTATAAAGTATACACTTGAAACACAAGACCAACTCGATATTTTTAATACACATAATATTAAAATTATTGGCGGAGGTGTTAAACAAGATGAACCTGAAGAACCACTTCCTGAAATCACAAAACGATGTGGAGGCCTTACTCATACGACAGAAGAAAGTCGTTTCTTACCATTGTCTAAATTTTTCAAGAATTCAGGAAACGAAGATGGGGTAAATCGTATTTGTAAAGATTGCCATCTTGTAGGTGTCTACGGAGACAAGCGAAAAATTCGTAAAATTGTAAAAATTCCAGAATATGATGAAGTTACACAGAAATGGTGTAATCGTTGCGAAAAGGTTCATCCTCGTGACAATTTTTTTAAATCAAAAGACACAAAGGATGGACTTTATGCAAATTGTAAAAACTGTAAAAATGAACAGAAAAAAGCCAGTCGTATCAAAGATAAAAATAAAAGCAAAAGTGTTATCTAAAAATAAAAAATAAAAGCGATTTAAAGAAAACCCCTCAAATCATGAGGTAAAATATGTATAGTTAAAAAGATAACTATACATAAATAAATTTCCAAATGGAAATTGATATATTACATATTGATAAAAACATAAGAGATAAATGGAAAATAAATGAAGAGAAAATGGTTGAAATAGAAAAAAATATAGAAGAAATTAATGAACTATTAAAAGATAAAAAATTGTCAATACATATTATAAAAGATTTAAAAGACAAATTAGAAGAATTAGTAAATGAAAAACAGCGATATAATGATTTTCAAACCAATTTAAATTTTTATATCATGGATGTTACACCAATATTGGAAATATACAAACAAATGACACTTCAACCCAAAAAAATTTCATTCATGACGAAAAAAGACACAAATCAGCAAGAAATTCGCACGGTTGTAAAAAAATACTTGGATATATTAGATAATTATAATATTAATTATGGTGAACTTGACGATATTGTTTCAAAAAACAATAAATCTCCTCCAAAAAAAAGAGAATGCAAGAGATGTAAATCAAGTACAGATTTCATTTTTAATGAATATAATAATGTAGAAATTTGCGAGTCATGTGGAACACAGGAAGAAAAATCATATAAATCATCTTGTTATAAAGATATTGCAAGGGTAAATATATCAAATAAATATACATATGAAAGACGGATACATTTTAAAGATTGTATCAATCAGTATCAAGGTAAACAAAATTCAACAATTGATCAAAAAGTTTTTCGAGACATTGAACGTCAGCTTGAATTACATGGAATTATTGATATAAATTGCACAGATTTATCCTTACGTTATTCTAAAGTAACAAAAGAACACATCTTGCTTTTTTTAAAAGAGACAGGTCATTCAAAACATTATGAAGATATTGTATTAATCTATCATAAATTAACAGGAAAAAAGGTAGATGATATTTCACATTTAGAAGATAGTTTAATGGAGGATTTTGACAAGATTTCAAATATATATGATCAAAAATTTAAATTTACGAGAAAGATTGAACGAAAAAGTTTTATTAATACACAATATGTATTATTTCAATTATTACGTAAACATAAATATCCATGTAAACAGTCAGATTTTAACATGTTAAAAACATTGGACCGAAAAAGTTTCCATGATGAGATTGTAAAGGAGATTTTTGAACATCTTGATTTTAATTTCACACCTATCTTTTAAAACTTTTGACGCCGATTTTTATACAACTTAAAGATTATCATATAGTAAAAACACGATGGCAATATCAGTCCTTCAAGATCGAAAATTTCTTGTTCATGTTTCAGTCGAGCTTGTTTTGGTAGGGTCGATGGCATATTTTTTTCACCATCGTTCTAAAACGCTAGAGGAACGCGTTAAAAAAGTCGAAGAAGAATTAATTACACTTACTGATATGTTACAGCAAGAATTAACAACTATTAAAAAAGACATGAAGGGTGACAAATCTAACCCCGAATTGCAACAATTATATCAAGAAAATTCTTTATTACGCCAACAGATACAAAGACAACAACTTTCTGCAAACCAAACAATTCAACAATTACATCAACAATTACGACAAATGAAAGAAGATCAAGGTAAGGACCAAATCAAAGAACAATTCAAAGATCAATTCAAAGATCAATTCAAAGACCAATTCAATAACGAAAGCAAAGACCAATTCAAAGACCAAAGCAAAGACCAATTCAAAGACCATTTCGATAACGAAAACAATGTCGATATTATCGAAATTTTTTCAATGACGATGCCACCAAAAAAATCAAATTCTTCGAATGCTTCAATTGAAGTCATCGAATCCGAATCAGAAATAGATTTAGATGATGAGTTAAGAGAAGAATTAAACGAATTAAAACAATAATATAAAGAATTGTATATTAATAAAAATCGTAATAAAAATCGTTCGACAAATGAAAAAAACATTTGATAAATGGATGAATGAATATAGAGAAGATACTGTAATTATTTTTAATAGATTAATACAAATTTTAGAAAGACGAAATATGATTTACAAAGACTATTCATATGAATCTTTTTGTAAACTTTTATATTTAAAGAGTTCTAAATATTAATAAAATAAACATGAGTAATGAAGAGACGGAAATTCCGGTGATTGATACATCACAACTAAATGAATCATACATAGAAGAGATGATTACAGAAAAATCATATGAATGTATTTCCGAAAGTTTATGTTTTATAAATGAATATACATATGAAAAATCTATTCCTATTGCAGAAAAGTTGACATACGGTGATCTTTTTGAATTTTTTTTTGAAGAATAATTTTTTACATACTTATTAATTATTTCATTAATTAATAAATTTATTAAGGAGAACCTCCTTTCATTAAACAGTCAAACAATTCTTTTTGTAATGCTGTCAAATTTTCAAGATCTATATCGTCGTCGAGATTTAAATCTACGTCTACATCATCATCGTCATCACCATCGTCGTCTTCTGGTTCGTCTTCTGATTCAGGTTCAGGTTCAGGTTTCTTCGCCTTTAATGTTGCTTCCAAAGCGTCAATCGTCTCTTTTTTACCTATATACGTATGACCGTTATGTTCAAATACTTTTGTATCTTTTCCATATGGTTCGTATTTAGCGAAAGATTTTTTCATACACTTTTTAGATTCTACATCACACATATCTTTATCATCAGCACATGGATTATCATCATCGCAAGCAGTTATATCTTTTTTCGATAAAAGGGTTAAATATTCAGCTACTCTTTTATTTCTCTTTTCTTCTTTCTTTTCTTCTTCTGTTGGTTCTTCTTTTGGTTTTTTAGGTGAACGAACAGGTTTTTTAGGTGAAGCAACAGGTTTTTTAGGTGAACGAACAGGTGTTTTAGGTAAAACTTCTACCTGTCCTAGAAAAGTAAACTTTCCGTCTACTTTTTTAATAGGACATAAATTATTATTTTTTAAATAATCACTTAGAAATTTAGGTATATTATCTAATTTTTCACGCCCGTCCTTGCCATTTAATACGAATTTTAATGTTTTTTCTTTTATGCTATATATTAACCAATATGCTTTTTTAATACTTTCGTCGCGCGTAATCATCACACTTCTCATTTCGTCACCTTTCCCATTTATATAAGGAGAAACCTTATCCTTATTTAATACAGATTTGGTGAATTTTTCAAAAGATAACTCTTTTTGACCACATACGAAAACAATGTCTGCAAAATCAACATCTCCCGCTTTTTTGTTAGTTTTCATTATCCATGAATCACAATCGTATGTAGGAGATTTAGAACGAGGTTGAGGTTTAGGAGGTGAAGGAGCACGAGGTTTAGGAGGTGAAGGAGCACGAGGTTTAGGAGGTTGAGGTTTAGGTGAAGGTGAACGAGGTTTAGGTTTAGGTTTCAATCTTTCAATTTCTTCTTTTGCTTTACGTTTTAATTCTTCTAATTCTTCTGCTGTAGGAGATTCATAATTATCTTCTTCTTCTAATGGTTTATAATCATAAATTGCTTGTGCAAGAGCTTTTAATAAATTTTCTTTATCTTTTAAAGTAGCTTCTTTTCGTGTAAATTTTTTCCATAAATTTGTATAAAGATTTTCATATGCATCTGTTGACTCAAGTTGTCCTATTAAACCTCTTAATTCAGCTTTTGATTTTTTCAATAAATCATCGTAAATCGCTTTTACAGATTCGTCCATTTTTATTTATAAATATATTTATAAATAATGTTTTTTTTTCTTTATAAATTTACATCTGGACCTCTCATTCTTCTTTTTGGTACTTGTTGAGGCTGTTCATCGGTCATCCCAAATAAATTATTTCCAATCTTTTTCATGACCATTTTAGTCACAATAAATATGGCTGCATTTATTAATATTGTAAACAATAGACGAATTTCTACAGGCCATTTACTGCCTTCCGGTACATAATTCTTTTCACCTAATTCAATTAAAAGATATTCATATTTATTCATATTTACAATTTGTTGTTTTGTAAAATCTTGCATATCAAATTTTAACCAATAACCAAGAACAAATTCAGTAATATAAAATCCTGTAATAAGATAACTTTTATATGTTTCAATATTATTATCAACATTTACTTGACGGATCGTATTATCGTAAGCTCTTTGCATTGTATTATAATCACTGTGTATAGTAAAATCAGGTATAGGTGAATTTTTATAGGATTTTCGTAATAAATCAAACTTAAATAAAAGTTCTCGTTTTAAATCTTCGTCATCGTATGAATTATTTGACACATCATTCATAACTTTTTTAGGAACAAATGAACCACCGGAAATCTCTGATAATTTTGGAGCAACATATGTTCGTTCTTCATCGTCTTCATTATTACGTTTACTTTCAGATTTATCGTCTTTTAGTAATTCTCTTAAACGAGAAGATAAACCATCATCTTCATCCTTTGCGGGAGATTTATCACGGTCATCAGATCGTTCTCGTTCTCGATCACGATCTCTTCGTTCATCATCGTTATCACGATCTTCTCTTTCTTTTTCTTTTTCACGATCATCAGATCGTTCTCTATCTTTTCGTTCGTCGTTATCACGATCTTCTCTACGTTCTTCTCTTCTTTCGTCAGATCTTTCTCTTCGTTCGTCGTTATCACGATCATCTCTACGATCTTCTCTACGATCTTCTCTATCTTCAGATCTATCTTTTTCTTCAGTATTTTTCGGAACATATTCTTGATTTACTAATGCTGGTTTGATTTTACTTTTATTTTCTATTAATTCCAAATATAAATTAGGCATCCTTGGAAATTTTTTTGGACGAAAAGGTGGCCTTTCTGTAAAAAGTTTCGTAACACTTATAACAGGTTTCCTCAACATTTTTACTTAAAGAAAGAGCTTTAAATGATTAATTAAGATATAAAAAACGTTTTTGTCTGATTGTAGCCAACTGAAAAAAACTCTAATTTTTTTGAATGAGTGATATGAAAATCATATATTTTTATGGGTTCCATAAGTATTTCTATAAAAATGCATTTTTCTGTTTGATTTTTTAAATATTGCAAATGCAGTTCATTAATAGGAATCATTATAACAGTGTAAAATTTATCAATAAAACTTTTATAATCATCTTTTGTAGATGATGTAACATTAAAACAAATGATATTAATATCATTTTTATATTCTAAAATCGATGAAAAAGGACAGTTATCTACAAATCCTCCATCTATAAAATAATTTTCATTATAAATACAATCATTAAATACAAAGGGTAAACTAGTTGAAAGTGTAATCGCATCAATACAACTCATGTCAGGATAATTATGATATGATATATATTCTTTTTTTTTAGTTGTAATATTATACGTACAAGTAAAAAGAGTCTTGTTCATTTGTTTATAAAGCTGTAATAAAGTTGGTATGTATTCTAATTTAGCCAATGTCATTTTTTTAAAATGATCAGCGAAAACTGAAAAATCATACATTCCTTCGCCCTTTAAAATAGACTCAATACTTTTTATTTCTTGTATATCAAATACTTCATTTGTAATACAGTAAATAATGATATCAATTGGATTATAACCAATTGCTAAAAAATAACAGATAACCGCCCCTATACTTGTGCCTGCATAATAATGTATTTTTTTTAATTCAATTTTTTTTGAATCAATTATGTATTGTATTCCTCCTAATATACCAAAACCTTTTAAACCTCCTCCAGCTAATACAAGAGCGTTATATTCTTCTTTTACTTTTTCTTTGACTTCTTCTTTGGCTTCTTCTTTTACTTTTTCTTTGACTTCTTCTTTTACTTCTTCTTTCAATTCATTTTTTACGTTGTTGTCCATTTTTTATGATCTTTGTATTTAAACTAATTATTTTTTAATTAGTTTTTAGTTTATGATTTTTCAATAATACGTTTAAGTAAAATGATACAAACAATAATTAACAATGCAATGCAAACAATATACATTGAATTGTCGCAATTATAAAATTTGGAACAAATAGGACAATCTTTTATATGATTTGCTACTGTCATACACGAAATTTCTTCTACATATTTTTCTTGTACTGGTTGAAATTGTTGTATATTGTAACGTGGTTGTTGGAATGAATCTAATTCAAATGGAAAAAACGGACGTTGTTGATAATTTTCATAAAGAGGTTGCGGAGGTGGTTGAATATTTTCAACACCTCCATTTAACGCATATGCGTAATCTCGATCATTTGATCGAATATGTTTTGATTGAATTTGGTTACGAAATTCATCTCTTTCTGCATTACCTTTCATTATATAATCATTTTGAGGGACAGAAGAGGGTCCAGGACCATGTCCAGGCATACCATTATCTGCGTCAAAAAGATCATCTATGAATGTGACATTTTTTCTATTCATTTATATAATAATACTTTTTTATTTTTACAGTTCTTTATAAATTTTTAGTAACAATGTATCACCGTCCATTTGAACAGAATTTTCAAGTATTGATCTAAAGGTTGTCTTTTTTTTTGTATCTTCGTTTACCTTCAAACCCAGACTTTTATCACCAACTTCAAATTGTATTTTAACACCTTTATTTATATATTCAGTATAGACTGCTGTCTGTTTAAATAATTTACATTCTTCAGCTGTCCCTTTTAATTTAAGTTTTATAGATTCATTTGATTTTACTTTGATATCTTTGAGATCCTTGATCTCCGAATTGATTATTTTTTTAATAGGCACATCTAATGGTAGATCTGTACATAAACCGTTTTCATCAATGTAACATACAATTCTTTTATCCATATCTCCAAAAGCATGCTGTAGAGGTGTTCCTGGATAATAAATATTTTTACCAATTCGCTGGTTATCATGAATATGTCCACTTATAACAAGAGGATTGTCATCTTTCCATTCATCTCCATCTTTAGAAATAATCGCCCCCATTTTACACCCCTTAAATTCTTGATGTGCAAAAATTACATTCATTGTTTTCCATTCTTTGCATTCTGTTTCAAGTGCTTCGATAAATCTTCCAGGAAATACATAAGGGCAAATTAAAAAAGTAAAATCATCAATTTTTCTACAGACAGGTTTGTCGATAACAAAAACATTTTCTAAATGAGAAAGAACATGCATCCAGTGATGTGATGATAAAAATTGTTGATTATTAATCATATCATGATTTCCGACAATAATATCAACTGGAGCATACTTAGAAAGAGTCACCACAAACTCTAGTGTTTTGTTTAATGCTTGTGTAAAAATTCGTTCGTGGTAATGCATTAAATCGCCTCCGATAATGATCCTGTCAAAATGATGTAATTCACATTTTTTTTGTAATTCTAAAAGAAGAATTGAAACTTCTTCATTGTTATCTGTTTTGATATGAGGATCGCCGATAAATAGAATTTTCATGTTTATTTTATTCATTTGTTATTTTAAATGTTTAAATTCAATTTTAGGTTTAAAAATTTATAATAAATTTTTAATTATTGTATAAATTTATTTATTGTTTTTTGTCGTCATCATCTTTTGCGTGATCGCGAAGATACATGGCGTACATTACAGCAGCAGCTAAACCGCACAATGCAACAACGTAATAGATTCCATTTTCTACAGTTTTGGCACTTTCACCACCAACTGCACCAGCTAATTTTTCAACGAGGTTGTAACCAGCTGCGTGAAAACCCCAGTTAAGGGCGCCAACTACAGTTACGTAAAACAACACGATAAAAACAATTTTTTCAGCTTTCATTTATTAAAAGAAAAAAGAAATAAAAATAAAATTATTTTTAATCAATTTTTAAACTAATTAAATTTAAAGAATAATCAAAAAAATAAATTTAAAGAATAATTAAAAAAATAAATTTAAAGAATAATTTTAAAAAATTTTACATTTTTAATAATAAATATGGAGTACATAAAACAATTTTTAACAATTCAACAACAACTTCGTATGTTTCACTGGACTTCAAAAATATACAATCAACATATTATTACAGGAAAATTGTATGAATCATTAGATGAAAAAATTGACAAATTCGTTGAAATTCTATTATCAAGTAGAACCTTGGATGCAACTCATTTGACAGTTAGATCTACATCTTTAAACAGAGAAGGTTTAATAAAAAAATTAAATGAATTTATTACATTTTTACAACAATTTGATGAAGACCTTTCAAGCGATCTCTTAAATATAAGAGATGAAATGTTAGCTGATGTACATCAACATATTTATTTATTAAAAATGGATTAAGTCCTCTTTTTTTATTAATTAAAAAATTAATAAACAATTTATTAGACATACTTTATTTCATATAATTTATCATTAACATTTACATATCGTTTAATGTTCAATGTATCTTCTTTCGTATCAACAGATTGATTTATTATTTTAAAATTTTTATCATATTCTAAAAATTTGTCATTGTCATTATCATTTTCTATAGAAGTAACCTCCTCTGCAAACACAATTTTACCTCTAAATATAAAATAATAAGAAGAAAGAGGTTGAAGCGTTGAATATACGATATGTTTTACATTTTGAAATGTAATTATATCAGAAAGATAAAACAATCTACTTTTATCTGTTTGTTTATAATCTGTAATCGAATCGTAAAAGGAATAAAATTCTTGTTTTTCACAATATGTCTCTACTTTTTTAATATAATTCATAATGCATAGACGCAAAAGACAAATCAATCTTTTTAATGTTTCGTTATTTTCAACAATTATTTTATTTTCATCATTTACATATCCAGCTTTTTTCATTAGTTTTTCGTTTATGACTGAAGAATTAATTATTTTATAGGGAGTCTCCCCTGAAATTGAAACATTTTCATCTATAAATTCTTTTATTGATTGTATAGTATATTCTTTGTGATGTTTTTCTCTACAAAAACATGAGTAACGATATATAAAATATTCACCTAAAATGTGAGCAATTTTTTTAACAATTATATAATTATCAATTGCATCTACATCTTCTTCTTTTTTAATTTTAATCGTAAACATACCGTGTTTTATGTCATCATTTTCATTTTCTTTAATCATTTTAGATAAAAGTTTGTCTGATTTGATATTTTCAAGATCGTTTTCCAGGTAAATTTCATCATTATCAACTACAGGTAAATCGATCGGAGGAATTGGGTCACATAACAAAACGATATCTTTTTCTGTAAGAAACCCTCTTGTTTTATTAAATGAATCTAGTATTTGTCCTTTGTAATTTATTGTAGTAGGAGGTCTTTTACTATATTGTACTACATTCTTAGTGGATTGTTCTAGGTAAAACTGAGTAATAAAATGTTCTTTTTTATGCGGAAATAAATATGTATATGTTTCAGCTTTCTTTTTGACAAGTAGTTCACAACGTATTTCGTTATCATGATTTTCAAGAATGTAGATAGTGTCCCTGTACAATGGTTTGTACTGTAAATAAGGACCTTTATGTTTTGGTTCGATGTATGTTGCAGAGTAATTTGCATTGTTTCGATACGAAAATAAGACAATATTACATTCATAATAATATTCAAGTAATCTTATCCATCTTCTTGGATCCATATATACGTTTTTATTTTTAAACATTTGGGACATTTCATCAATTGATAAATCATAATTTTCTTGTAACGCTACATAAAATCTTTTTATGTTTATATTTTTACCTGTAGCTGTTTTTACGCATGATAAAAAACTATGAGCATTCGAATCGGTTGGATCTCGTATAGCACCCATTCTTAAAAATTCACAGTCAATTTCATCTTTGTAAAACGTTTGAAAAAAATATTTTAAATTTACCGGAATCTCTCCTAAATTTCTTTTTGATATCGTAGATGGATGTAACAAATGATGGATTGTTTTTAAAACCTGTTGATTTGATCGTTGTTTCTTTTCTTTTTTTCCTAAAAAGTAATCATTAATATTTTTTTCTGTTCCTTGTTTTGTTTCAAAACAGCAAGGCATATATTTATAATAATCATCCTTACAATTGTTATTTCTTTCAACAAGACCTATATAAGGGTAATTTTTTGACACTTTACCTCTTTTATTTGGTTCTTTTTTATCATCCGGATTGTCTGGGCAATAATAATAAAATTGTTCTTTGTATTTATTCTCAGCGTCTCTGTTTTCAAATGTCATGTCATCAAAGTGATTGTCTTTTGGAAATTTCATATATTTATCTACATCTGATGCATCGATTTCATCTTTTTTTAATAACAAAGGAAGTCGATCTCTTTCACAGCATCTAGTATAATTAGATGAAAAAACAAATGGTGCTTTGTCTTTAATTGTTTCCTTCTTTTGCTCAATTTCATTTTCTTGTTTTATAAAAGATTGTATATCTGGTATAAATCTTTTATATTCATTTATAATTTCCGCTTCAGTTTCTTCATATATTGTTAGAATTTTTGAAAAAATAATTATAAAACGATCTATACTAGCCGTATCTTTAAAATTATTCACACTTATTCTAATAAAATTATCTCCGATTTTTATCTTTTTGTCTTTATCATGTTGTAGTAACTCTTTTGAATCTATGTCATTTTGAATCACTTTTTTACTGATCACGTTACAGGATGAATCTTTGTCACCAGTTCCTCCTTTGTATTTTAATAATAAACCTGTTTTTTTTGTAGTAGCTTTGTCTTTTTCATCTACCGAAACAAACAAAGATATAATTTTATTATTCATAATGATGTCACTCATTACAAATTTTAAAAATTGTTTTTCAGGAAACATGATCAACCCTCTGATATTTAGCTTACGTTCATTTTTAAATGAAATCGCCTTTGGAAAAATTGCCGAAACATTATCTTTAATCGAATCGATTGAACCAATTGTACTGTCAATTGTAAATTGTAATAATTCATTAGTTAAAGATAGATATCCATTTAAAAAACTGTTTCCGATTTTTATTTTTAATAAAATTTTTTCTTCATTGTCTTGGTTTTCGTCTAATTCGCTCCATTCTTTTACGTTTTCTAATGAAAAACCTGTTTTTATTTTACAAAAATTCTTATAACAAAAAAATGGAATATCTCCTGTACATTCTATACTGTTAAATATGTAATCTAACGACCGATTTTTAATACTTGTATCTAACGAAACTGTATGCCCTTTTGGTATAAATTGTATATTTTTTGGTTTTTTTTGATCCATTATTTGTTTATATATTTCATCTTGTTCGTCAACAATAGATTTCAAGTCACTTTTTTCTTGCTTTAGTTTTTCTTTTCTTTCATAAATATTTTCATTGTATTCATCCACATTTAAGGTTGTTTTTTTAAGTATATCTTTCATTTCTTTATATCCTAAAAATTTTTGCGATTCACTTTCTTTGTCATTCAAAAGCCATAATTCGGCTACAATAGATGGATCTGGAAAATTTTCTTTATTTTTTTCAAAAAATTCCTTAAATGTAGTGATAGACTTTTCCTTTTTTACCATTTTTTCTAGTAAAAGTACATTACCGTCTTTTATTTCAGACATGAAACGTGGTAATGTTTTAAAATGTACAGCTACTCTATTTATAAATTGATACTTTGTATCTTCTGGGAAAGAGTAGATTTCTTCTCCATTAATATTTTTTTTATAATCTTCCATCTTTATATAAAACAATTTATTTTATATATTGTTTAATCTTCTGTATGATTAAAATCATCACTTGCAAATGAGTTTCCAGAAACAACTGATCCTATACTACCACTTCTGTCGCTTCCCGCTTCACTTCCCTCTTCACTATCTTTATCATCACCGTATATATCTTCTAACTTATCTGGTACTTCTTCTTCGTTTTCGTTTTCAATTTCGTCTACTATATTTTCATCTTGGACGTATAAAACGTCATCGATCATATCCCTATTTGTCGGTTCGACGTATCGTGGATGCGAAAAAAGCATTAAACGCTTAATAATATCATTATATGTGAAATGTTCAATACTATTAACGATGACTTCTACTAATTGTTCAAAAACAATTGAAATCGTTATAATTTTATCAAAATCTTCCATAGGAAACATCTTTTTGTTTTCGGTTTCATATTCGGTTTCATATCTATCTTTTAGATAAAATGTATATTTTTTTAAAAGATCTTTATCTACATCTGGAAATTCTTCTTCTAATTTACCTGAACCGTTATAAACGTTTGTTAATTTTTCTAATACATCTTTTTTCGCAAAAAATGATTCTATAAATGTTTCACGTTTTACTTCTTCTATTTTTTTAGATATTTCAGCAAAATTTAAAATGATATCATCATTGTATTCTTTAAGATTTTCAGTAACACATACAGATTTGCATTCATGTTTTCCAATTTTCATATCACGTTTACAAAATATACAAACATTTTCTCTATCAGGTGTGCATGTATGTTCGTCTACATCTTTTACTGATCCACATTTCTCGCAAACCATTTCGCAAATTTTATAATCATATATATTTTTGGATTTCTTCATATCACTAATAATTTTTCCAATAAGAATATCTTTTTTAGTTGGTTTTTTATCACTTTCTTTATCACTTTCTTTATCAGTTTTTAGTTTTTGTAGTTCTTTGTGATCTATATTAAATAATGATGAGACTATTTCTAAATAAAATTCATTTAATGGTTTTTCTTTATCAGGAAAAACAGTATCTTCGGATAAATACAATAATCTAAATGCTAGTTTCAAATCACTTTCTTCGATTTTATCCTTTTTTCTGTATATTTTTATTGCATTCAAAAGAGATACAAATGTACTCACGCATAATGTTCTAATATTACATTTTTTAATTTCACTTGATTTAATTTGTAATTTTACAAGAGAGTATGTTGTACCTTCAACATCTTTTATATCAAAGGTAAACCAATTTTCTAAATTGTCAAAACGATAGTTGTAAGGGACTTTGATAACTACTTCTTTTGTTCTTCCGCCTACTAATAATAATCTAGCTACTTCTTTTATGTTAACATTACCTAAATACAATTCTAATTTACCTTTTGGTATTTTTTTATAGGAAGGGCCTCCCCATGGAGCATCTATATAGACAAAATCAGCCATTTTCATTGGTAATTCCGCTAGATTAAAATCACTATTAATTACATGTAAACGCTTGGATAAATTTAGTAATTTTTTATTTTTACTGTACTGTTCTTGACGTTTCACGTTTTCCTCTAATAACTGAAAGGTTTCGTTGTTTATTTCATATGAATAAATTTCTGCTTTTGTGAACATTGTTGCAAAATGAATGGTATCTACACCAACATGAGCAGTTGCATCAATAATAACTTTTGGATTTTTAAACCAATTTTCCATAATATCACGTACATGTGGTATATGGGAAGGCATCAATGAACTATATTGACTTTCAGCTGTGGTTAAAAATAATGCATAATTGATTGGTGTATCCATTTGAATTTCCATTAAAATGTCTTCACTGAAACCTCCAAAATCATTGAAATTGATTTGTTCATTTTCTTTAGTCCAATGTTTTTCATATTTTTTTCGATCTTCGAATGAATCAGTTGAAAACAATGATAACGCTGTCGTGTGTTTTTTAATTTTTTGTTCTAATAATTTATTTAGGGCTACAAAGATATAATCACCCATGATTGCGTCGTCGCCTTTGCCTTTGTCTTTGTCTTCACCTTCACCTTCACCTTCACCTTCACCTTCGCCTCTTTTTTCATTATAAAGTGTAAGTGTTCTAGTATATACATAATACATGTATTTCCATAATTCTTGTTTACATTCTTTTGAACAATTTATGCCAGTTATTTCTGTAAAATCTGCCGGAACATTAGCTTTATTAAATTTAGGATATGTAATATGTTTTGTTACAATTTTAGTGTTATCCTTCTCATCTTTTTCAGTACGTTTTTCTATACAATCTAAAAAGTTTTTGTAAATAAATTGAAAAGCTTGCATATCGGTAAGTTGGGATTTTTGTAAAATTTCCTTGACATATAAAATCATATCATTTAAATCTTTTACTTTTGTTAATGTAAAATCAAGAATAGACTTGTTTTGAAACATATCGCTTATCATTTTAATTTTTGGCAATTCAACTTTATATCCCATGTATTTCTTTTTGAGAACATCATCTCGGATTGACATTAATTTTTTACCAATAAAATTATTTGTTGACGGATTTCCACCTGATCCAAAAATTGAATCTGATTCATCGTTGTAAATAATAAGTCGATCTTCTGTTGACAATAATAATTTAGCAATATGAGAAGGTTCTTTGTCTTTACAAGCGTATTTTTTATTTAACAAATCAGAAGCTGTTTTTAGGAGAATTCCATGTTCGTAAGCAGATTTTTTATCTTTATAATTATGATATTTATCTAATGTGTAACCAGAATTTCTATCTAACCATTTCGACATATGTTCGACAACATAATGAATTACACTGTTATATGTCATAAAATCAATCACAATTTGAGATTGAAACATTGGGTTATGTATACTAGTAACATCGTATACTATTTCTTTTTCAACTTGTTTAGGGTTAACTTTAGATTTAACTCTAGTACTAGATTTCACTTTTGGCAGGAAAATTTCTTTGAGAATTTCTTTATCATCTTTATCAATTTCTTTATCAATTTCTTTACCACTTTCTTTACCACTTTGTTTTTTGGCAATTTTCACCATCATTTTCATATCGGCAATTCGTTTTTTACGAAAATCTTCAGCACGTGCATAGGTTTCAAATAAATCGATACCAGAAAAAAGTACATCATCTTTATGTAAAAAACGTAATACACTTTCATCGATTTTGCATTTTAGTTTTCCTAATTTATACAATTCTACTAAACGTTTAAGCAATGGTTGAAATTGATTTTTTTCTGATAGTTCTTCTAGTAACTTTTTTTGGATTTCATTTCGTTCTTTATTTATTTTATTTATTTCCGCTTCTGATTTTCCATTTATTGAGTAACCTTTTTTATCTAATAATATGTTAACATAACATACCAATAAATTATTTTCTAATTCAGACCGTAAGTTAGCATTATAATCTTCGTATAAAAAATGTCGTAAAAGACTAGGTATTAACGAAGGGTTTTCTAAAAAGTAACTAGACATTTCTGTATTGTCTTTGTAATTTTTTACTTTAAATTCATATTCTTTTGTTTGACATAACTCGATCATTTCATCGATATTTTTGTTCAAAAATAATTCTAAATTGTCCTTACCTGTAGTTATTTTGTCTTTTAGAAAAAAATAGAGACTTTTTACTTTATTTTCATATTCTTGTTTTTTTTCTAGCTCCATTTCTAATTCTTCGATTTTTACCCTTTTCATTACACTTGTTAAATAATCTCCTATAAAATTACTTGGTAAATCTACAAATTTTTCAATTACAAATGTTTCCACATCATTTTCTGTTTTATATTGAGGTATTTGTGTCATTCTTTCGATTACCCCATCTGAATTATAAATAATTTTGTCAGCATCAAGCCTGACTAATTCCATTCTAGCTTCACCTTTGCTGTATTTTTCGTCTAACCCTTTTTTTAATAACCGCAAAAATTCTTCATTTTCTTGTTTTTTTTTAGAATATAATTCTTCGTACGCAGTTGAAATAATTTGCGTAGGTATTAACTCACCATAAGGAACTTCACTTGGTTTAGATAATAATAAAGTAGACATTTATTATTATCACTAATAATTAAATTTTAATTAATATGGTTTCTTAATTAAAAGTTAATTAATTTAATTTATCGCCAAAATTAGGAAAGATATGTGGATCAGAATTGTATAAATGATCTCCTGGATGTGCAATGTAACCTAGAGGAGGATTAGGGTCTTCTTTGCAAAAATTTGGAGCAACAGGTACACCATTTGTCTTTATAAAATCTGGATTAAATTCTGACACTGGTTGATTATACTGACAACCAATTCTATCATATTGAAATGTTGTAGGTTTTCCAATATATAAACCATTGCATCTAGGATTAAACTTACTTACTTGAAATAAAAATGGTTCTGATATGTTACCTTTTCTTTTTAATATCATGAAAAGTGCTACCAATAAAGATGCAACCAATAATGATAGAAAAAATCCAGAACTCATGTCAGGTTGAGCCTTGTTACATAAATTTGCAAAACGCGCTTGAATTGTTGGATTTCCGGCAACAAAAATACAAATCAAAACAAGAATATACATTACAATAGTAGAAACGTTGGTCATCTTTATTAAAACTTTAATTTTATTTTCACATTTTCTTTCATTTTCATTTAATACTTCATATGAAAAAGCATACGATCTGGGCCTCGTTCACGTAGTTTAATAGGAGGAAATTGTCGTAATCCGTTTTCATTAAAATCTCCCAACACTGTGTTCCATATTGAAAGTTTGCTGTTTGCATCTTGCATTTCTAAATCTGTCTGTATACCAGATATCAATAATGAAATTGTCTTGTCAACAATGTAACCATAATCATCTCGTTGAGTTTCATCAACTACTAAATATTTCCCATAAATATCTCCGGTTCTAGGAATATGATTCTCAAATACACCATATAAAGCAGTAATTGTGATTCGTTCTGATGGAATAATTTTTTTATCCATTGCTTTTAACAAATATTCATATACTTTTATTTGTATAATTTTTACAGTTCTTTTTGTAAATAATTGTCGAGGTAAAGGAGCCCATTCTGTAATAGTAGACCATCCAATATACTGGTTTGGATCAATTCTATCATTATATTCATTGTTTGAGTTTATAACCGACCCTTTTAATACATTAAATAAATCTCCGTCGATGCAATTACCGTATTCCATATTTATATTTTATATTTTAATTTATATTTAAAATATGGTTTTAATGTAAAAACAATGGACGTACTTCTTTATAGTAAATTTTCAAATGCTTCTAAAAAATTACTTTCACAGTTACAAAAAACACCTGTATTATTAGAATCAATTAGTCTTGTTTGTATTGATAATAAAAAAATTAGAGATAAAATTCTAAATGATGAGAAAATCAAAGTTCAAGGCGTTCCGTGTTTTATAAGATTAAACGAAGAAACTGGTAATTTTGATATTTTCGAAGGCCATAGTGCATTTGATTTTTTCACATCAATGCAGAATGCTATTAAAGAAAAAGAAAATGCTATTAAACAAGAACAAGAAAATGCTATTAAACAAGAACAAGAAAATGCTAAAGCTATTAAACAAGAACAACTTTTACTTCAACAACGTATGCTTCAACAACAATTAGATGAAAAACCTAAAAAAAAAGTTGAATTCGCTCAAGAAAACGAGAGACAACCAAAAGAATTTAGCAGAGGACAAGATTTTGAAACACTTCCAAAAATCGGAAAATTAAAAACAAGTATGACATTTACTCCAATTGAAGATTTAGATTTAGACATGGACTCAGAAAAAGGAATCAGCACGTTTGTTCATATCGATAAAAATGAACATTCAGATTTTTCTGAAAGAGAAGTAAGTTCAAAACAAGCTGAACAAACGTTAAAAGTTAATGCCGGTGGAAATCTTCTTGCTAAAGCTATGAAAATGCAAAAAGAAAGAGACACAAAAGCTTAGAAAATTTTCTGACATCCATTGTGTACTCCATATGTTTGATCACCGAGTTGTTTTTTATAATCAAAAAGACTTCCGTATGTAGTACAGCTATTACATTTCCATGAAGAATCACTTGACATGTTTAACTTTTTGTAACCAGATCCAGAGCAAGAATCGCCTTCCGAATCGCCTTTGGAATCGCCTTTGGAATCGCCTTTGGAATAACCTTCTGAATTGTCTTTGTATATGTAACACAAAATGACAAGAAAAACAGCTATATAAAAAAGAAGAATAGGCAGATGCATTTAATTTAATAATAGTTAAATTAAATTTAAAAAATTTGATTATACTCCTGACAATCGTCGAATACCAAAAAGCGCGTCAATTTGTACCAATGGATTTGGGGCTGATGGGCAATAATAATCACTCATAATTGTCTGGTAAAGTGTTCCATCTGATAAAAATACTGAAAAACGTAAACAATCATTTGGTTTAAATTTCACAGTTTGTACCATCGACCCAGCATCTAGTTTAATAAACGGAGAACGCTGAGGATCATTGATATCTGTAATAGGTACAAGAAAAAGAGCTCGATTGCTATGTGGATTATTACTGTAAATCACATTTTTTGATGAACTGCTTGAAGCAGTTACATTTGACAATTCAACATACACATATGGATAATATGCAATTCTTGCTCCTGTCACAAGCGTGATATTTGGTAACGTTAAATTTACAAGACTAATTTCATACGCAACTGTTTCATTCTGTGAAACGACGCTTCCGTTGTATATGAGAGGAGTATAATTATCATTTGAAAATGATACAATATTAATTAGTGTAGGAGGCGTAGGTATGTTTGGTGTAGATGAACTCGCGTAACTAGGATAATATTGAGTGGGACGATCTACGTTTGGAGGTGTAACCGGTGATACAAAACAAGCATTATATCCGTTACCGACATATGAATTAATGTGAAAACAATTTCCTTCTATGTTTGAAAGAGGTGTGTTTTCATTGCTTTGGGAGGGACTAGTTAACTTTTGAGGATATACATAAATATATTGCCCAGTATAGTAATTATCGGTTTGATTTGCACTAGATGGTAAAAAAATACAACTAGATGTTAATGTAATATCAGATGATGGGATAGTATACGGAAGCGCGGGAACAATCGCTGGTATCGCAATTGTCGTTAAAAATTGAGTAGGTAATGTTTTACGCAACGTATAAGAATGTGTCGCTAACCATCCAACTAAAGGACCTTCTAATGTAGCTGTATTTGTTAAAAAATTATACGAAACGATCTTTGATGAAACGACATTACCAGTTGATAATGTTTCATTAATTGCATAATAATTATGATACGCTTGATCGTACTGTAAAATATTTTTACCGGTTAGATCAACTGCCGGTAACACAAGCGTGTACGGCGCGGCTGCTAACGAACTTGGATCTGTTATTGTACATGTGCCAACTGGGGCAGTTGCTAATGGTACGACAAATGTAAACAAGGATGAACTTGGATTGTATGAAGCGATAATTGCACTATTTGCACCATTATTTAACTGATAACCTACATAATAATTTGGCACATTTTTATAAACAGATATTAACCCAGACAAATATACGGCTGACACTGTACTCCCTGCTAACACAGTTAATGTCGATGAGCTTTCAAGGGGTCCGGCGGTCCATTGATACTCAACAATTCCATTTGTAATTGTATCTGCGACATCTAATGTTTGTGTATAAACAGTATTGGAGTTGTAAACGCCCTTTACAGTTTGATTTGTATTTAAAGAACGAGATGGAGCAAAAGGTACTTCGAATTCTGCAGGTTGAGGATATTGTATCCGATTTCGATTTGCACTAGATAATTCAATGAATCGACGATTACTCATTTATTTTATCTTATAAATTTTGTTTAAGTTTATATAAATGAAAGAAATTCAAAAGAGAATGTTATTATTTTTAGTGGGTTGCATCGGTCTACGTCTATCGCTCGTTTTTATCGCAAAATATTCTTCTGAAACGATTCAGCATCTTTTAGGTGTAGTCGCATTATGTATATCAATTGGTTTTATGTATTTTTATATATCAGGTACACGAAAGACTGGTCCTGAAACATTTGGTGATAAAATTTGGTGGAATGATCTTCGCCCTTTTCACGCTTTCTTATATCTACTTTTTGCAATAATGGTATTTACGTCAGCGAGACAATATGCATGGATTGTTTTACTTATCGATGTAATGATTGGTTTGACTGCTTTTATATATTTTCATTATAAAAATGGGGATTTTAACAAAGCATGTTAAGCCAAACGATCGATCCCAAACAATGCATCAATTTGTACATACGGATTTGGACCCGATGGACTGTAATAATCAGTCGCAACCGTTTCAAAAAGTTGACCGTTTGGTAAAAATACAGAAAAACGCAAGCAGTCATTCGGTTTAAATTTAACAGTTTGAGTCATTGATTTACCAGTCAATTTAATAAATGGAGTAATACGTTTGTCTTTAATATCTCGTACATTTACCAAAAACAATGCTTTCGTGCTCTTTGGATTATTGCTATAAATAATGTTTGGTGCTTGTTTATTAATGACTGAAAATTCCACATATACATATGGATAAAATGCTATATTCGATCCTGTTGTCAAAGTGATATTTGGTAAATTTAAACTCAATAAACTAATTTCATAAGCTACAGTTTCTTGTTGAGATACCGTACTACCATTATACATAAGAGGATTGTAATTGTCATTTGAAAATGCTACAATATTGATAAGTGTTCCAGGTTGAGGCTGTTGTACATTCATATTATTATAACTTGGGTAATATGGTGTAGCTCCATTTACCGTAGGAGTATTTACTGTTGTTAAAAAGCATGCATTATAACCATTTCCTATATAAGATTGTATGAAAAAACAACTACCTTCGATATTCAACCCAGGACTAGGATAAATATAAATATATTTACCTGTATAAAAATTATCAGTTTGATTTGCTGTAGATGGTAAAAAAAGACAACTTGATGTAACCGAAAGTTGTTCATTAAAAACCGGTGTAATTGTAAATGGAAGAAATTGAGGTATATGTCCGCCTAATGTATTTAAAAATACAGATAAATTAATTGATGTATTAACTTTTAGTTTAAAATTATTTGTATTACTGTTGAAAACCGCATTAGATAATGTAACCGTATACAAATTTGATCCTGTTACGGGATCTGATATCATCATTTGAAATCCGTTATAATTAAATGTAGGCGTTAACCCAGTCACAAAAATCGTAGTAGAATTTGTCTGAAGTGTTACTAGACCAGATAAAGAAGGCATTCCTATTGTTGTATAGAATTCATTTGGTAATGTCTTTCGTAAAGAATATCGATTATAAAGTGAAAGTGGTTTAGCTAATGTAAGTGATCTGGCAAATACATCATAGGATAAAACGTTGGTGTAGACAATGTTTGTCCCATTTGAAAGTGTCTCATCAATCACATAATAATCATTATATGATTGTCTGTAAGATAAGATTGTCTTTCCATTTAGGTCAACTGCCGGTAATGTAAAAAGAGTTGTTGTACTTGGATCAGAAATCGTAAAGTAAGTAGCGGAAGAAGGCGGAGGAGATGCTAATGTAAAAGTTGATGTAGCTGGATCATATGATGTTATTATTATACCTGCTAGCAAAGCACTACCCATCGCATAAAAATTCATTTGATATCCAACGTAATAATTTAAAATAGAAGAAACAGACGTTGATGTCGAAACAGATGACTTTGAAACAGATGAAATCCCTCCATAAACATTAGATACCGTATATAGGTACGGTGTATTTATATTTAACGTAAGTAAAGGTGAAAATGTAATTTGAATAGTAGGACCGTAACTTACGGCATTTGTAATAACCGTTTGTCCTATCATTACGTTTGTTGTTGAATCAAATACAATTAATGTTGCATTTATATAACTTTGTAAAGGTAATACAGGTGTCATATTATATATATTTGCCATAGGTGTATTTATCGACATGACAGGATCGGAATCCATATCAACCGAAAGCGTCCCTGTGCTGTAAAATGTACTCAACCAGTTCCATAAATATTCGACGATGCCATTTGTAACTGTATCGGATTGAGTTGTGTGCATTGAAGTGATTTTATGTACAACACCATTTGAATCGGTGTATGTACCTCTAGTTGTTTCATACTGATTACGTGGTTGAGAAGCACTAAAAGGTACGTCAAAACTTGCTGGATTTGGATATTCTACGCGATTTCGATAGGAACTAGATAATTCTATAAAACGACGATTACTCATTTTATAGAATTATCTTTTTTAAAATAAATATAGATAATGTCATATCAAAAATTTAGATCAGCTGTATTAGATAATCGCAAATTTTTTAAAACCACTTCTATAGAATATGAAAAAAATCCCTATTCAATGCTTGTACACAATGAAAATGATATGAAAGATCAACAAAATTACACATATGGAATGCCATTACAAGATGATATTTACCAATATCGTTATGATTCGTTTTTAACCGGAAACAGAGATACAGACGTAAAAATCGTACCTTATACAGATATAGTATTACCTGTTAAAGAACGACAAACTCCTACGGTTCCACTAAAAGAAAATTTTCGGTATCAAGAAAAAGAAGAAAAAGAAGAAAAAGAATCAGCTGTTTGTGGTAGTGGTAGTTGTGGCGAAAGTCGTGGCGAAAGTCGTGGCGAATCATATAACGCAGAAGAAGAAGAAAATGTTGTATGTGGAGTAGGTGAAAACGCCCATAATATTTGCAACACAAATCAAAAATTATATAAGATTTTGGA